CCACGGGGATGCGTTTGGAAAGGACGTCGATGTCCTTGCCGAGGGACGCCAGTTCGGTCCCGGACAGGTTCGCGGTCTTGCCGACGCCGATCAGCCCGGCCTCGAAATCGGCGTACAGCTTCACCATTTCATGCAAGCCGCGAACGGCCCCTGCTGCGGCAATCGCGCCGTAGAGGAACTTCATATTCCGCCCCAGGGATTGGGCTCGATCGGTGAGCCTGGAGAGCCCCCGGGACGCTGCCTTGCTGGATGTCCCGATTTGTTTAAGGGACTTGTCGCCGGTCCGGCCGACATCCATGAGCTCGGCCTTGACCTTGCCGCCGCCGTCTACCGTGAGACGGATGGAATAGGTGTGCTTGGCTCTGGCCATTGGTTAGTCCGTGTCCTTTGTTTTTGTCCCTGTCATGCCTTCGGCACTCCTTGCCTCTTGGTCATTCATCGCCTCGACCAGCCCGTTCTCCGCCGTCTGCAGCAGTTCCGACACCACGGCGAGGTCCAGACCTCGCGCCTCTGCGATTCTCAAGGCGGCGGTCATATCGACGCCCACCACATGGCCTGACGGCGCCAGGCGCAGCTGTCCGAGGCAAGCCATGAGCACGTCCCAGGCCTGGTGTTCCTCCGGTGTTTGCAGGGCATGCTCAACGTAGGGACAGCGTTCACCGCTTGCTCCTATCCCGCCTTGCGCGCAGGCCGCGCCTTCTTCCCGGCATCCTTGGCAGTATCCGGGCCCTCCGCCTGGCTTGAAGTGCCAGAGGCAGAGAGCCCTGATGCGTTTTTTGCGGCGTTGAGCAGCATCTGTTGAAGGGTCAGCTTTTGCAGGAACTGCTCGCCCACGGGGTACAGGTCCATCACCGCGATGATGTTGTCGCGGATGACCGGGGGATCGTCCTCGATGCCGGTCCAGGCGGTGACATGCCGCGCCGCCAGTTCGTAGACGACTTGGCATTGCAGGAAGCCGTCCCGCTCTTCATCGTTTTCCAGGTCGGGAAGGCCGTCGAGCGGCAGGCCGGATTCCTTGCGGTCGCGGACCTGGGCTTCAACGGCCTCGACCCGCCGCCGCGCAGTCGCCTGGCACGCCGCCATGCTTGCCGTGGTCAGCGGCTTGACCGTAACGGTGATGCCGTAAGGCAGTTCGATGACGTAAGGTTCCGTCTGTGGTTTGAGAGAAATCATGCGTATTGGGTCCCATCCAGATCGTTTGTGAGAGTCACCGTCAGCATCCGCCCGGCGGCATCGTTCTTGGCCCCCTGGAAGTCGAAGCTGGCCTGGATGCCGCCCGGCCCATCGACGGCCAGCTTGGGCTTGGGCAGGTAGACCTCGTGGGCGGTGAACAGGACCTTCAAGGAGCCTATGGTGTAGCCGAACTCCAGATCCACCGGCGTGCCGCTTGACGCGTCGTCGATCAGGGTGGTGTCGGCGAAGCGCACGTCAATGCGCCCCGTCAGCGCGGCCACCGTCGGATCGGCGCCCTCGATCAGCCCGTCCGAGCGGATGGTCTCGATCTTCTCCAGGTTGTTGGAATAGGTGAGCGAGCCGGAAGTCAGATTGCCGACCGGCTGTCCGGCCTTGGTGATGGAGCCCTGGAACTGACTGATGCGTGAAAATGCCAAGGTGCTGGGCGTGCCACCTTGCGTGGTCGCCGAGCGACTTTCTCCCTGGGCCACGGCGTTGATGGTCGCCGCCGCCGCGCCGGAGCGTTGAAACTCCAAGGCTATGGAATTAAGCGCCACACCCGCATGCATGAAAAACGCCGGCACTTGGGCCATGCCGACCTCGATGGAATAGCTGGGTAAAATATCCGAACCCGAGGCGAAGACATGATCGAAGGTGCCGTCCAGATTATCCGTGGAGGCCGGGTCGCCAAACAGCCCCGTCAACCAGAGACCGAGGTAACGGGGATCGACGGGAACGGTGATGTCCCCTTCGTCGTTGATCACATCCTGCAAGGGGGCCAGGGGGTCGCGCCCCTGGCCCAGCACCGGATCGTCGATCAGGCCCTGCTCGCTGCCAAGCGCGCAACTGTTGAAGGGCATGCGGGTATAATTGCCGGACGCCGGGCTGCCATAGACGGTTTCTCGTTTGAGCAGCAGCGTAGCGCTCGAACCATAGGCTCGGGACATGATGGTGCCTCCTATTTTGAATGAATCGATCAGCCCAGCGGACTGTCTGTTTCGTACTCGACGGTCACTGTGATCGTGCCGGTCTTGATGGCGGGGGCTCCGGCCACCGCTTCCGTATCGACCTCCGGGCGGCCGTAGGTCATGCCGAAGGCGAGGCCGCCGAGGGTGGGATCGGTTTCCAACACGGCGCCGACCGCCTGTACCAAGGTATCGAAAGCGGCATCACGGGCCGTGGCGTCGCCCTCCTCGACGTAGAGTTCGATCTCCACGTCGTGGCTGTAATAGACGCCGCCGAAACCGCCCAAGGCCGTGTCGGGCTCGCCCGGATCACCGTCGCGCAACACGATCAGGCCGCCGCCGGAAATCTTCTCGGGCACCGCCGTGTTCCGTTCAACCTTGGCGCTGGGCACTGTCATGAGCAGCGCCTTGATCGCCTCGAGAACCTGTTCGGGTTTGCTGTTCGCCAATGTCTAATCCGTTCTCATGTGTTTATTGATCAGCCCCGGGAGACGCCTCTCCCAACGCTTGATTTCTCGTTTCACATCCAGGCGCTTTTTGAGCCGCACCTGCGGCACCATGATGAACATGACCACGGTGGCCATGCCCTGTTTCATGCGCCCTGTCTTGGTAAAGGCACCGCCCTTGGCGCGGCGGCCGACCCGACCGGACTTGTTGATGCGGACGCTGTCGACGACCAGAAGCGATGGTGCGTTCCGCCGGTAGACGAACCGCAGAGGCCCGAAGCGGTGCTCCGGAAAGTTGGACGGATTGATCCGTTTGCCTCCGACGCCACGCTTGGGCGCCACCGGCGTCGGGATAGCCAGCCAGAGGCCGGATTTGCTCCGGATCACCGCACCCTCGTCGAAGGTGCGGATGATCTGCGGCGCCTTGGACCAGACCAGGGTGGCCGCGCGTATGGATGACTTGTTCCTGGGATAGGTCTTTTCCCGCCATGTCCGGGCCAGTCTCGGCCCCAAACCAGCGGCAACCACCTGCTTGCGCAAATCCCCCTTGAGGCCGCGCCCGGCCTCCTTGATTCCAGCCGTCACGGCCTTGGATATGGTCCTCGCCTCGGATTCCATATCCGCCATGATGGACCCGGCAATGGTCGCCGAAAGTTTCACGCCAGCCTCGTATCGAGAGTCCAGACCAGCCGATGGGGATCACGCCGTTCCGGCTCTCCCTGGACGACATAGTCGGCGCCATTGATGGTGAGCAGATCGCCGGGGCGAGGCTGCGCCACCTCCGAGGCCCGAACCTCGAACAGGGCGGTTTCCGTGTGAACCCGGGTGTCGCCGAAGCCGATGACCTCGTCGGGACGTGTGGTGATCACCTGGATGTTCACGCTGGTCCCGCCCTGCGGGGTGTAGAGGGCGTCGACGCCGAACTCGGTGAACGTGCCATCGAGCGCTTCTGAGGCCAAGGTAGCGAAGGTCATCCCTCCTGGCTCGGTGCGTCCGCCTCAGGCTTGGCCTTGCCGCCCTTCTTTGCGGGTTGTTCCGCGAACACCGTGGCCAGCTTGCGCTCGACGAGCCTGCGGCCCTCGTCCTCGTTGATCTCGAAGGTGTCGCCGGGAGCATGGGTTTTCTTCCCGGCGACGACCATGACGTTGGCTTTCAGTTTCATAACAGTGCTCCTTACAATACGGTTGCGCAGAAGCTGGCGTTGGCCCGATAGGGCACCACCAGGGCCGAGGACTGGAGCAGCATGTAGCGCACCGGCGGGTCGTTCTCGGACCAGGACTTGACGAAGTACTCCACCGGGCGGATGCCAGCGGCCTCGTCCAGGATGGCGCCGTGGTGGCGCACCCCTTCCAGCCCTTCGCGAGCCACCAGCAATACCGTGCCGGTCGGCAGCAGGGTTTGGTCCACACCGGCGTCATCCACATAGACGTCGTTGTAGGTCCAGATGTCGAAGCTGCCGATGTTGCCGCGATAGACGGCCTTTTCGTCGGCGACGATGGGATCGAGGGAAAGGCTGATCGAGGTGCCGCGACGCACATCGAACAGGGTCTTCACATCTGCATCCTTGAGGAACTCCTCGAAGGCGCTGTCTTCCATGATCACCGTGCGCGGGCTCAGGCCGGAGTTTGTCCGCACCGTGATCGCCCAGGCGCGCAAGTCGGCCAGGGGGCTGACCCCGGACTGGCCCCAGCGGGCGGCGCCGGTAAGCGCCAACGTGTGCGCCGGGTCGCGCTGGAAGTCCACCACCTGGGTGGCGTAGCCTTCCCCGGAGACCACCTGCTTGCCGGATTTCAGAACCTCCGTCGCCATGACCTCGAAACGGCGGTTCAGCATCTTGAGCATGTCGGCTAGGTTGTCGGCGACGGCGGCCTGAATGCGGGCCTCGGGCGACATGGCGCCCATGATCGGCTCGCCCGGCCGGCGCTTGAGCCCCTGCTGGGGACGGACCACCCGCTTTTCCTTGAGGTAGGCGGGCTTGAAGCTCTTGGTCTCGTAGCCGCGCTGGGCCACCACCTTGCCTTCCACCAGGGGAGAAACGAAGGGGGTGATACGCGGCTTGCCATCGACCACGTCGAAGAAAATCTCCTCC